TTGGAACGACATGCGCCGATGCGGTAAATGGCATATTTATGACCTCATCAAACCCTGTATCAACTGTATAAGTTCCAGTGGCCGTCTTTGTTACCGTCCACCCTCTGGATCCAGACAGCATCGACCCGTCTTCATTCGCTCGTATGCCGCGGTGATTCGGGAATGCCCACTGCGGGTGTCCAGTAGTGTCATTAGTAGTAAGCACCTGACCAGATACAGTGCCCTGGTATTCGCCGAACAACGTGCCATCGGCCCTGCATACTAAAGCACTGCCGCCTTGAAATGACGAACGACCAGTGCCGCCATGTAACGTCCCCAAAAGTCCCAAAGCATCAGACCATGTGGCCGTTACCTCGTCATATACCTCCAGCCGTTTTGTGCCGACGTTGATTCGATAGGCACCATCTGGCGGATTCGTTATTGTTCCGCCCGCGTTCAGCGTTGCGAGATCGACATCGCGTGCCTTCAATTCCGCAATCAAATCGGCGTAAATACTGGTTATGGTCGGATCGTCCCAGTCAGCCATTAGTAGCCCTCTGCCTGCCATGACGCATCGCCACTTACGCGGACGCCGGCATCATTAAATAAAAATATTTTGAAACTCGCCGGATTCGGCGTATCAACAAAGTCCACCACCGCGAATCGACTCGCTGTCGTCCCGCGCGGCGTCGCTGTGATTGCTTCAACATCCGCGAACGCACGATTGAAATTAACCGCTGTCCCGCTGCTGTCGCCGCTATCGCATGCCACCACCCCACCGTCGCGCCTTTTCTTGACATCCAGACGCACCGCAAAAGGCTCGACACGCATGATGTCGTTACCACCGGCCCCGGCAAATGCCAATGCGATTTTGATGTATTGAAAGTCCGTAGCAAAGCCATACGTCTCGTCGGCTGCAAGATCCGTCCACGAATCGCCAACCAGCCGCTTGTAGCTGATCGTCGGCGTCATGGTGGTGGACCCTGTGATCTGTCTAGTTAGAATGTCCAGATTAATCGTTGACGCGCCGATAATCGATCCGTAATTAAACTCTTCTGAATAACTGCCACTGTCCGGCGTCGGCATAATGAAATACGGATAGCCCGCATTCACCTGATCGTTCGGCGATTCCCATACGTTGTTGTCGAAATGGTCCTGCACTGTCTCGGCAGTATCAAGACAGGCCACAAGATCACCGGATTCCACCGCCACATTGACCAGCGCCCCACTCCAAGAAGTTTCCCATTCCTGTATCAGCACATAATCTGGCGGCTCGCTGATTGCCGCGTTGATGGATCGTGCGGTTCCGATGTTCCCAAACGTGTCAATTCCGGTAACCCAAAATGTATAGATTCCGGACTCCGCCAGGAAAAACGTGGCAAATGTCCCATCCACCCGCAGCGTTTCATCTGGATTGTGATAGTCGGCACCGCGGCGAACCTCGTACCCGACAACGGGATATGCCCCTGGCGCCGCCGTAAAGAACAGCAGAACATTATTATCTATGATCCGAGTCCTGACTCTCGGCGCCTTGCTGCTTTCCACCACCAAGACCGTTTTGACGGCGTTGGTAGAATAAATGCCGCTAGTATCCTGCGCCTTGATCTGAAATGTGTGTGTCCCTATCGCGAGCTGACTGTAAACAAGCTCGAGTCCTTTGGTCGTCCCGATAGGCGTGGCGTCAGCCCAATTACCCGCGCCATACCGAACGACATAGGCTTCAATGTCGATATCCGGATTCGCGTTCCAAGTCAGCCGGATATTCTGCTGCCATGTCTCCGCAGCAAAGCCTGTGACATCTGCCGGCGGCGCCAGCTTGCCTAGCACGGTATATTCGCGGCTCGTTGCTATGTCATTTGCGACCGTCACAGACACTGCCCACGGATGCGCCTCGATGACTAATTGGTCCTTAGCTTTGAATGGCGCGTGCCACTCATTGCCGCGCACCTCGCCATAGTCCCGCCAGCCCCCGCCATTAACTGAAATACGTAACCGAATCCCTATACAGTTCTGCAAATCAAATTGCAAATAAACATCCGACAGGCCAGCGAGTGTCAGCAATATTTCACTGATATTGATCGATAACACCGATGGCGACGGACCATAATATTCCGATGCTGCCGGCGTCCATGTCGGATTCGTTTCTGACTCATAGTATTCGTCCACCTCATCAGTCGCAGTGAACTGGATCCTGTGCTCATCTATTGGCCGAACGTCCAAGATTTTGACTTTCTTACCCGGCGTTGTGGACGGCTCGAAGAACCACACATAATCATAGGCTGTATGCTGTCCATCCTGACCCGGCAGTAACGGCGGATTCGTGAGTAGGCGTAGCGTGCTGGTTTCTCCACTAACCGTCGGCGTGCCCGCGCTGTAATGTGCCATTGCCCCGGCAGGCGTGCGCAGCATTAACCAATGTTCTGTTCCGGATGTTAAAGGCACTGCACGGTCCAGCGTTACCGTTGAGACACCATTGATCGTTGCCCCGGCGATCAGTCGGCCTGAATAGCCCCAGGAAGTGAGATCGTGTGACAGAGTAACGACATCGCCGCGGACAGAAACAACTCCCTCCATGTCCGTTTCCCAGGTCACGCGGCGTCTGCGGTAATACTGATCCGCCGCGATAAGATTGGCGTTTTTTGCCACCATCGCAGAATCCGTCACGCCAATCATTTCGATTTTGGCGACGTTGCCCTGTTGCGTGACTTCCGGCACCGTAGCCCGCAACGTGGTCGGTTTGTAATCGTTATCCCGGTCAAGATACGACACTTCGATTTCATCAGCTAACGCCTCAGATATGTATCGGACTGAAAATGTCCCGGCAATAATATTCGCCATGCCATACATAGCTGCGCTGGGCTGATACGCTGCATCCCATATCACGCCGAGTTTGCCAGTCGCCCAGGTCGGCGTCGCCCGCCCGCACTGCGCAATAATCTGTAGTTGTTCGGCTACTGGTTGCTGCCGGTCAAAAACAATATCGCAACTTAGCGTGTTAGCAGTACAATAGCCCGCCCAGTCATGGATCGATTCCCAGTCTATTCGAGTTCTTGGCAGGCAGGCCCCAAACATACGCCGACCATTCGCGTCTTTCTTTCCGATAGCGTGCGCCACGTATTGCCATGCCGGATTCCTTGTGCGAGTCAATCCCCATGTACCATCGGAATTCCGCGCGGGCACACGCGACTCTATAATCCCCGACAGGGTATCGACTACTCCGCTGATCTGATCACTGGCCCGAATTCGCATACCGAGACGGGTCTGCCCGGTATAGTCGGTCGTGTCCGGCTGATAGGATTTCAGGACGGTCCAAGTAAAATCCGAAATATATCGATCATCTATTTCGGCTTGCGAATATCGCCACAGCCGTACCTCGTATTGTCCCTCTGATACATACCGCGCATAACTCCGCCGGACGGTTTTGGTGGAGTCGTTTGTTAACGTCAGATATTCAGTGGGAACCGTGGTCGCCGGGAATGGCCCCGGATCATCGCCCTGGTCTGCGAATGCGCGCCACTGCCATCTAGCGGTTATCGCGCCAGTCATGCCATCATAATCTGGCAGAGAACGGATCGAATGCACTTCGTTCTCGGTATGATCCGAGTATGTAGTGCTCCCGTAGTCCACCTGGATGTATTCATATGATCCACCACTGCCCCACGGATCATCCACAAAAGTTTGATATCCAGCGGACCAGTAATGCGTATATCGAACTACCTCCGACCCATAAAACAACGGCAACCATGTCGTAGTACCGACTTCTCGATATTGTCCGCCAAATCGCACCGTGTGCAACTCGCTGGCTGAATCTCCAATGTGATACAGCGCTCCAACGAGATCCACGGCAATGCGTGTCGTGTTCTCACTGCCGGTGCGAGTGATATATCCCGTAGCATTATCTAGTACCGCATTGATCGCCAGGGTATCGACGTTTCCCGGAAACCGTTTCAGCTTCCCGGCGCTGTCTGACCACTCCAGTTCAACATCGCGATAATTTCCGATCGGCGTCTCACCAATCTTTAAGCTTGATACAATGAGATTCGATAACCCGAAATTGAAGACCATGTGCAAATACTGATCTCCTGCCTTGAATTCGGTATACGGTTGCATCCCGAGATCAGGCACGAATTTATGTGTCCCATATGCCAAGGGCATCGGCTGATATGGACGCATACGGTTACGTGCGCCACTGAGATTATAGGTAGGCGATGTGCTGTCCTGTTGTGCAGTAATATCCTGTTGCCTGGCCGGGACAATCGCAGTGATTAGCATCATGCCGCCAACAGTAATGACGCCGCCGGCTACTGTTGCCCCAAATTCCCCCAATATAGCTACGCCCGCCGGACCGGCAACCCACGCGGCTACTGCCAGCACTGCCAGGGACAATACTATCTGGAGTGGATCGGAATCCCCGCCGCCTTGCATGACACTGCGGACAGTTATCAGATCATCAGGACGGACTAGCGTGGCAAGGTCCGATGTTGTAATGCCATTGACTGCCACAATGCTCGGTACAGAATCGGTGTTGATCCCGCAACGACCAAGGAATTCGGAAATCGTCTCGCCAGGTAAAACGATCTGCCGGCGAATGGTTCTTTCCGCAGCGGCAAGCACTGGATGCGGGCAGTGCGTGATCTGCGCCGTCAAGTCTTCCACTGGTAATACCCTTCTATTTCAAGTCCGAGTCGTTTGAGATCGCGCGGTCGGCTACGCACCGATCCAACCCGCGCGAGCGAATGTAAAATCCATGTCTGTCCGGCAATCAGGCATACAATGCCGAGATGCCATTTCGATCCTTCGGCGTGTGTCATTACACAGGCGCCGCCATCTATCGGCTTGTCTATGCGGATGCCATAATCACCCAGCAAATCGCCCGCGTGGTTTCTCTGGTAAGTATCAACCGGCATGGTTAGCCACCGGTTGAATTCCGCCGCTTGTATTTCTCTGGCCAACTCAGCGCAGTTAAAATCCGAATACTCTAGGCCGATATAAGTATCCGACCAATGCTTCAAAAGATGCCCTGCGCGGTGTCAGGCGTATAGGTGTATGGCACCCCTGGTAAGTTCAAAATGTCCTCATATCCCAAACTCGCCGAAACAGTTTGAAACGTCGCTGTAATGCCCGACAGGTCCAGCGTTTGCGACCACTCGATCACTGTTACAACATTTTGAGCATTGCGCATCCCGGCGCGAATGGTAGCGCTCGCTCCCTGCGCACCGTTGGACGTTTCGATCCACTGCATCAGGTCGCGCGTAACGTTATCGACAGCAAGCCGCGCTTTCGGCAGCCCGCTCGACATGTCATCCGGCGGGACAATGGAGAAACCCATCGCAATGTAGGTATCACCAGCATAGACGACATCCTTTGTGTCCTGTACGATTCGAATGGGCGTGGCGAGATCCGGGTGCGTAATTTCCAGCAGATATATCGGAAGCGCTGCCGCTGCGGTCGAATTGATAGCCTTCGCCGCAGTAGTCGAAATATTGCGAGCCATTATTCAAGCGTTTCGAGTTGTACTGTTAAAATAGTCTGCGATATCTCGCCTTGGATAACGCGAGCATCCATTTTGTACTGTCCACCATAAATTCTGGCAGTCTTGATCTTGCTATCTACTGGGTCCGTCCATGAAAACCAGCCTGTTCGCTCAATAATCCGAGTGAACCATATTTTCCATTGCGCATATTCGGCTGTCGTCAGTAGAATACGGATATTGCGAATTAGTGGCGCCTTACTCAGTACCCGCGCCTGTTTTGGTGGTCCGCTTTCCATCTGTGTTCGGATTACGCCAGATGCCGGCTCTTCGCTGTAACCGTCCGCCAACACTTTGGCGTAGCTCGGCCAGATTGCCGCGGTAGTCATCCGCCGCGCCTCAGTCCAAAGGCATTCTGTAAGCCGGACGCCATCGGCCCGCCACTCTGTAAGTCTTTCAGGAATACATCCACTACAACACCATCAGCCGTTACCGTTGCGCCTGTGCGTGATACTTCCTGCGGCGTCCCCTCGTTCACAAGATTGACAGCAACAGGAACACTCCCGCCGTTTGGTTGTACATGCCCGCTAGATCCTGGCACCAGCAGTTCCGGCCCATTCTCGCCAACCACATAGAACTTTCCCGGATTAACCATGCCGCCCATTGCCCGATTACCGCCGAAAAAGTCCCCGATGCCTGACATAAATGAATTGCCGGACCCGGACAGCCCTGAGAAAAAAGCCATTAGTAGTTTCTGCGCTAGGATCTCGGCAAGCATTCGTTTCAGCACATCGCCGAAATTTTTGAGCATCCCGTCCAGCCCTTCCGAAAATGGGTCAAACAGAAAATCCGCGAACGCGTCCTGCATGTTGCGCGCGGCCTGTAGGCCGAATTCGTTGATCTCGTTGATGGCTGATTCCGCCACAGGCGCAAGGGTATCTATGGCTTCGTGCACATCCAATGTTGCCTCAGCCCACTCATCCCATGTGAGAATATTTTGCTCAAGCAAATGATCCAGGCGTCGCAATGCGTCTCGATGGTCTTCTACCGGATCAATGGACCGCCTAACCGCGTCAGCGACCTCTTCCCATCCCGCTATATATTCTGCCTGCTCCTGCGCCACTTCTTCGGCAACACGCTGGTTTTCCGCGTCGAAGTCCGCGAAAAAATCAGTGGACGATATTTCATTAATATTCGTCGCTGGTGGCGGTAGTGGAGATTTGTCCCATATCGGCGTAATCAGAATTTCTAATGGACCCTTCTTGCTTGCATCCCCCAACACTTGAATCGGTTCGGTTTTCTCGATCAATTCATCGAGTTCCGCTTTCAAAATCGACAGATTGCGTCGTGCTGCGTTGACAGCTCGCCGACTTGCTCCAGTCGCTAATTTATTCTCAAGATCCGCTAAAGCCTCGTAATATTCCAGTTGTTTGCGTTGACGCCGTTGCACATCAGTCGGCGCGGCAAGCCCCGCGATCATGTCTAGCAGTTCCGGGCCGAAACTGACGATCTTGGCTATCGTTTCGGCTATTAAAGAAAGGTTGCGCCCAAATTGCTTTATGCCTTCCGGGTTGCTCGCGATTGCATCGACCATCCGCGTGATATCAGGCGCCAGCCCTGCAATGGCCCGAGTAAACTGAATGCTGATAATCTTTTTCAGTTTAGCAAGCTGATCGTTTGCTGCCTCGGCTCCACGTACTGTCTCCTCTGACAGCACCAGACCTGCTTCATGTGCTTCCTGTGCGAAAGCTTCTAAAGCTCGCCGACCTTTATTGAGAAACGACACCAACCGCGGGCCAGCGTCTTCGCCGAAAAACTGCGAAGATATTGCCGACTGCTCCATCGCACTACCAGCCGCCTCGATGGCATCCACCACATCGTAGAAAACCGATTCAGTGTCGCGAACATTGCCGGCGGCGTCGCGCATTTCAATGCCAAGAGACTTGATCGCCTTGGCTGCCGGCCCGCCGCCATCCTTCACGAAAAGACCGAGACGGCGATTCAGGCGTGTCAGACCGTCAGCGAGTTGACGCTGCGAAACGTCGAAATGGTCGGCGCCAAACGCTAATTCTTGGAAGGATTCAACCGCAAAATTGGTTCTATCGGCGATCTTGCCAATAGCGTCAGCGGTATCAAGTGAAGACGAGACGAGGCGGGCCATGCCGGACACGATGGGCGCGACAACATACTTGATCGAGCCGATCGCGATGGCAAGTTTCTTGAGAGTCTTTAGATTCTTGGCAAGGGATTCGAGATTCTTATTCGCTGACTTGATGGCAGCGCCAGTCTCATCCTTACCATTGATGGTGATTTTGATGTCGCGGCGAATAGGCATAGTTAGTCTGTCTCTAACGCTCTCAGGACGCGTTTAAACCCTTTTTCGTCAGATTGTGATGCGCGGGCTATCATCAACGCCTCGCGCTTTTCTCCGGCGTCTGCGCGAGCATGCGCTGCGATATACAGGTTGATTTTGGCGAGCGTGTAGCCGTAAATATCCGATTCGCGATGCCCGTGCTGGACGAGAAACGCTAGGATGTCGCCCCAGCCGTATCCGATGCCTTGTTGATCCGCCCCACCATCTCGGTCAGCACCGGCCCGAGACTTTCCGCGAAAAAACCCATGTTCGCCTGATAGATCGCCATTACCAGCCGCATGATGTGATCCGGCATCAGACCATCCAATACGTTGCGATCAATCTTCGCGGCAATAGTGATCACATCAGCCAGCTCATCCGGGTACTTCGTCAGCAATCCAAGCAGAAGATCCTGACTATTGTCGTCGCTGGATTCCAGTTCCGCCAATGGCCCCCGCAATAACTTCGTGACCTTGACGACCTGGCCGAAGGTCATTGCAGTGATATCCACGCGGATATCGTCCACCGTCACCGGGACGGTATCCGGCATCAACGCTTCCAGGTCTTCCGCTGTATCCGTCATGCGACAGAGGTAATCTTGAAGTACTGCGACACACTGGACCCCTTGTCGGTATCTGCCAGCGCTTTACCCGTTACGCTGAATTCCGCAAAGTCATCCTGAATCAATCCAAAGTTCTCGCCTACACCAAATCGACACCTGTGGACATCGACCTGGAATGGCTTGCCCGATTGCGCTTCGTTTAGCCCATCGAAAAATAGGACGTACTCTTGCGCAGACGTAAACATTGCCTCGATAACATCAGTCGTCGCATAGGTATAGTCCACTTCCAGCGCAGTGCCATCGCCAATCGTCCCAGTGGATACAACATAAATGCCGCCGTTTCGGATTTCATAATCCGTGTCCACAGTATAAGTCGGCGTGCCGCCACTGCCGGTAACGGTGACAGCCGTCAGGGTGCCGCTGTGCGCCAATCTCGACAGCGAATCCCCATACCCGGTGACTGCCTCGGTTGTGATAGCAGCGCCCGTATCAGCGCTCGACGATCCGCGTAGAATGATGTCCAGATTGTTCGTCAAAATCTCATGCAAGGACATCTGAATCTCGGCGCCGGTGATCTGCCGAACTTCATTCAGTGTGCCACCGGATGCGACCTGATAATTCTGGATTTCCCGGACCTCTTCCTGAATCGATATCGTCAGGGACGAGCAGTTGCCCAGTTCCTTCAATTCAGCGCTTGCGCCCTTAACTTTAGCGTAAACCTTGCCCTTGCCAATATATGTCTTGTCTGCCACTTGATCGCCCTCTAGGTGTACGGATCGCCGACCCGTTCTATAAATTTAATGTCTGTATTTACAGACAGTCCAGCTACCGTTGTCCCGGTTTCTATGTCCGAATAAATCCGCCCGGCTTGTTTGATCTCAGACACCAGATCACTGAGCGTGTCATCTCCTACAGCGAATAATGCTGTCAGAATATCCGCCTCCAGATCATCCACGGCATCGGACGGGTTATCCCTGTCTACCGTAACAATGCCCTGCACGGCAAGCGGCAATGCTAACAGCGTTCGCTCGCCACGATCAGATTCGACGTAAACATTGTCCTGCAACACAGTCAGCACCGGCAACGGGTCGGATGCAGTAAACTCGACTCGTCCGCGGTAGACCCGCGCGCCGGCGCCCGTGTTATATCCATTCGCCACCGTGATCGTCTGCAACCGCGTCACTACGGCATCAATGATCCGACGCTTCTTGCTAAGTGCCACTATTCAACCTTTGGTTATTCGTTTGATCTGGCGCGTTAATTCACTCTCGAATTTGTCCGCGATCTTCGGCTCAATCTGCGGTCGGAGTGTTTGCATCGCCTGATCTACAGATGGGCCGTATAGAATTTTGGATCGAGGACGACCCGATTTGAACGTTCCGCCTTCCGGATGCGGAATGGCAATGCCTTGCACCACCTCCGATCCTGCGCGTAGCGGTACAAAGAAAGCGCCGCGCCGCACCTTTTTACGCCGACCACCTCCGCGTTTGACTCGAACGGAAATGATTCCGGACTTTAGTTTCCGCGCTCCGTACCGAGACAATTGCACGCCACGTTGCTGCGCCAGGATCTCGCCCTGGTCATTGAATATTGCCGTCCGTAGCCCCTTTTTAATCCTGGCTATTGGCAGGTATAGCTCTTGATAGATCGCGCGCGCAACAATCACCCTCCCGTCCCGCAGTGTCGTTTTTATTGCCAGTCTTATCGCGCGCTTGTACTTTCCCCGCATCCGTTTCAGATCACGCTGTACGATCTTGATACCGCGCTCACTGACTTGGATAATACTCACGCCAGCATCAAAATCGCACTGTTAGGGAAACGCGGACGGTATACCCGTTGTTCTCAAGTTCTGCATCGACATCGTACACAACCGAATCAATCTCGATCTGGTCACCACGTTTGACTTCAGGAACCTCGGATAACTTGAGATATGCCGACAATCCGGCCACCGTCCTCACAGATCCTTCATACCTCCTGAAGATCTCAGGGACTTCCGTTTCCCCGGTCTGAGTAATTGCCTTGACTACTTGTGACGCGCAATCGATTGGCGTGTATACCACGTCCCGCGCCATAACAGAGAACAGAGGCCCGACCAGCGTGTTCTCGTAGTCCACAGACATGACTTACTACGTGACAGTGCTGGGGCTGACGTTCAGCTTAACCCGAACACTTGTCGTACCATTGCCGGCCGATTCCATCGCGATTGCGGCGTTTGTGATATCGCCCGTTGCAAGCGAAGCCGCATTGTCATCGAAATAGCCTTCCGATACGTCCCACATGACCATCTCGCCCTGTGCAATCACAGCCGTCGACAACTTCACCAC